ACAAGAGCCTGTGGCGTGGATTACCAATGGGGGCAAGGGGGAACTTTGGTGGTATCAATCATCAAAATTTGACGAAGAAGGCAACCTGATCGGCCCCAATCCAGATGACATACCACTCTACACCGCACCACCAAAGAAACAATGGGTTGGGCTGACTCCGTATGAAATACAAGAGATCCATTCAGGAAATCAGCACTGGGGTAATTTTGCTTGCGCCATCGAAGCCAAGCTAAAGGAAAAAAATCATGGATAGAGAAGACATCATCCGCATGGCTAGAGAAGCAGGGCTTGCTGATTCCAACGGGGTTGTTCATGCTTTTTATCAGCTTGAATACTTTGCATATCTTGTTGCCGAGCATGAGCGCGAAGCTATATGGAACTTGCTGTTTGAGTACGCAGGTAGAGATGATTTATCTGATTCAGATCAATCGCTGCTTAAACATTTATTAGATCTCATCGCAGCAAGGTGGCAAGAATGGAGTAACAAAGAAGGGGAAGAATCATGGATAGAGAAGAAATAATCCGCATGGCGCGGGAGGCGGGATTGGCTTACGGATCTGACGAAAAGCCATTAAATTCTGTAACACGCTTTGCCGCCCTTGTCGCCGCGCATGAACGCGAGGCGTGTGCTTCCATTTGTTTTCAAGAGGGACCGTCAATAGACGGGGAGCTGATCGCGGAAGCTATACGAGCAAGGGGAAACACATGAACCGCGAAGACATCATGACCCTGGTTGAACGTTACGCACTGGCAATGAGATTGGTAGATCGCCACGGCAATCAATATGGCGACCGCGACTTGTTGACGCTAACACATCAACAAATCCGAGGGGGTCTTAAGGCACTTGTTGTTTCTGAACGCGAGGCGTGTGCGAAGGTGTGTGAGAACAAAAACACACTGATTGAATGGCCTACATACGCCGCTGCTATACGAGCAAGGGGGAATACATGAACCAAGAAGACATCATCCGCATGGTGCGGGAGGCTGGCTGGTCTGGCATTTACACGCAATGGCGTGAGCCTGATGGCAGTCCAGATTGGACGCCAGTGAAGGAAAGCCTGACCGTTCCCGTAACGATGGAGCAAATTAAACGCTTCGCTGCCCTTGTTGCCGCGCATGAACGTGAAGCGTGTGCGAAGCTGTGCGAAGAAGTTGAATCACGAGCCGAAGAACTTTGGGACAAGTTTGCATATCCAGAAGATCAAGGAATGGCAAGCGGTGCAAGACAGTGCACCACCGCCATACGAGCAAGGAGTAAGCAATGAGTGGTGACCACAACAAGTATCAAAAAGCTAAAGGCAGTAGGAAAGGATTGTTTGATGATGTACCCGTTGTCAACCACGAACGAGACAAAGCTTGGGAAGCATTCATCAAGCGAAGAGATGTTAAAGCCATGATGAAAGGCAAAGAAGATTTCAAGTTCCCACTCGATGGGTCATACGATCTGTGGTGTATCGCTTGGGAGAAGGCTTGGCTTAGAGGGTTTCAAGCAGCATGGAAGGAGAAAGACAAATGAAACGGATGCGGGGACCAAACAAAAACCCAACGCTTATTCATACGAACATACGATACCCAAGAGAAGTCATTGAATACTTCATGCACAACGGCGAAGGGGCATCGTGCTACATACGTATGCGTAATGCTTTGATCGAATACGTGAAGGAGAGAACCAATGGCAACACCAGAGTCGAAGGTCAAGAAGAAAGTAGTAGACCTACTGAAGCAGTATGAGATTTATTATTTTTTCCCTGCTACTCACGGCTATGGGCGTTCAGGTGTACCTGACATCGTATGTTGTGTACGAGGCTACTTCCTTGCTATCGAATGTAAAGCAGGCACAAACAAACCCACAGCCCTACAGTTACGAGAGATAGGACAAATACAAAAGGCTAAGGGTGTGGCATTCGTAGTCAACGAAAATAATATCGACGAGCTACATACAACCCTCAAAGAGATACTGCGTACATGAACATACTAACTATTGATTTCGAGACTTATTACAGTCGTGATTTCTCTTTAAGCAAGATGACAACTGAGGAGTACATACGCAGTCCGCACTTTGAAGTGATTGGGGTAGCCGTTAAAGTTGATGATGCAGACACTGAATGGTTTAGTGGTACGTATGAACAAACAAAACAATTCCTACAACAGTTCAACTGGCGTGAGTCTCTTGCGGTTGCTCACAATGCTATGTTTGATGCCGCTATTCTTACTTGGTATTTTGGTATTAAGCCTCGTGGATGGATTGATACACTCAGTATGGCGAGGGCGGTACACGGTACAGAAGTGGGGGGTAGCTTGGCGACGTTGGCGAAGCACTACCAACTGGGAGTCAAAGGCACGGAAGTAACCAACGCGCTAGGTAAGCGCAGACTAGATTTCTCAGAAGAGGAACTTGCAAGATACGGCGAATATTGCGTCAACGATGTTGACCTGACCTATGACTTGTTGCAGTGCTTGTTAAAAGGTTTCCCTCAAATAGAACTGCGGTTGATCGACTTGACGATCAAGATGTACTCAGAGCCTGTGCTTGTGCTTGATAAGGTTGCGCTGACTGAGCATCTAACAAATGTACAGAAGAAGAAAGAAGATTTGTTAGCCAAGGTCACGGTAGATAAAGCGACACTGATGAGCAACCCTCAGTTCGCAGATGTGCTAACAAGCCTTGGGGTAACACCTCCTACAAAAATCAGTCCCACCACGGGGCGTGAGACCTTGGCGCTAGCTAAGAATGACGAAGAATTTAAGGCGCTGGCTGAACATCCTAACCCCGATGTGCAGGCACTTGTTGCTGCGCGGCTAGGTACTAAGTCAACGCTTGAAGAAACGAGGACTGAACGGTTCATAAACATTGCAGAGCGCGGGAAGATGCCCGTGCCGTTGAAGTATTACGCCGCACATACAGGTAGGTGGGGTGGCACAGACAACCTTAACCTACAGAACTTACCACGACAGTCCCCTCTTAAGCATGCTATCCGTGCACCGCAAGGCTACGTGATGATTGACTCAGACTCCTCGCAGATCGAAGCGCGGACACTGGCTTGGCTAGCAGGGCAGTGGGACTTGGTGCAAGCCTTCGAGCGTGGGGAAGATGTGTACCGTATCATGGCTAGTGCCATATACAACAAGCCAGTAGAAGATATAACCAAGGACGAGCGGTTCGTGGGCAAGACCACAATCCTTGGCAGTGGGTACGGTATGGGGGCTAAGAAGTTCCAAGCTCAGCTTAAGAACTTTGGCGTAACTATCGCAGAGGAAGAAGCGCAGCGCATCATTTCGGTGTACAGGGAAACTTACCCTCGCATCCCCATGCTGTGGAAGGACTGTCAGAAAGCACTTGTGGCTATCTTGCTAGGGCAAAGAGCAGGATTACCGGAGGACAAACCCAAGATATATGCAGAGGGTGAGAACGGTATCAGCCTGCCTAACGGGTTATATCTTAAGTATCCCAACCTGCGGATTCAGGTTACGCCGGAGGGTAAAGAAGAGTTTGTGTACGACACCAAGAAAGGTAAAGCGGTTATACCCAATCGCATATACGGTGGGAAAGTCGTGGAGAATGTCTGCCAAGCTTTGGCTAGAATCATCATTGGCGAACAGATGTTGCTGATCGCTAAGCGGTATCGTGTGGTTATGACCGTGCATGATGCCATTGCTTGTATAGCACCAAAGGAAGAAGCAGAAGTCGCTAAAGGTTTCGTTGAACAGTGCATGAAGATGCGGCCCGATTGGTGTGAAGAGCTACCGTTAAATTGTGAAGCAGGGTATGGAGAAACTTATGGAAGTTGTTGATTTCGTTGATTATTCTGAGAACGCTATCAAGGTCGAAAAGCTACTTGCGCAATTGAAAAATCTGTTGCTTAATAGGAGGTTTCAGGAAGCCGTAGAGCTTTGTCCCCTGCTATCTACAGAGGTACGGCTGCTCAATAACAGCATCAAAATAGCCCACGAGAACGATGAGCAATATCAGTTGGTCGTACAGCAGCCTAAAAACATTTCAACAATGCCCACGTAAGTATTACCATCTTAAGATTAAGAAGGATGTACGGGACTCAGGCAGTGAAGCAACTTTGTATGGCAAAGAGCTACACAAAGCAGCGGAGGACTACATCAAAGATGGTGTGCCCATACCAGAGCGGTTTGGTTTTATTCAGGGGATGCTTGACTCTCTGGTAAGGATCGAAGGCACAAAGCACTGCGAGTACGAGATGGGGTTGATGAAGGAGGGAGACTCGCTCTCCCCCTGCGGGTTTAATACAAAAGGGTTTTGGTGGAGGGGGATAGCAGACTTACTGATTGTCAACGAAGAGAAAGGTGTAGCGCACCTTGTTGACTACAAGACTGGAAAGAACGCAAAGTTCGCAGACACGCAGCAGCTAGACGTATTGGCAGCGGCAACCTTCATTCACTTCCCCAAGATCCATACCGTTAAGTCGGCACTATTGTTTGTAGTTAGTAAAGAGTTTATACAGAGAAAGCATACGGCTGACATGAAGCTTGAGTATCTGGAACCTCAGATACAGCAATTAGCTAAGTTAGAAGCTGCAATGCAGAACGATACGTGGAACCCAGTAACAAGTGGCTTATGCAAGTTCTGTCCTGTGACTAGCTGCGAACACAATACGAAAGGAGATCACTATGCCTTACGTTAACAAACCAAGACCGTACAAAAAAGAGTATCAACAACAATTAGCACGAGGAGAAAAAGACGAGCGCAGGGTGCGCGAGAGAGCACGGGATCTGATTGATCGTAACGGTAAAGATGCTAACGGCAACGGTAAGGCCGATGTGCGTGAAGGTAAAGACATAGACCACAAACGCCCCATCACAAAAGGTGGTGGCAATAGCAAGAAGAATCTACGCATTACCTCAGCAAGTGCCAACCGATCATTCAGTCGCAATAGCAACCACACAATAAAGCGTAACGACTAGCATGGAAGTGATCGATAACAGGGCGCTACTGGTAAGGACTAAATATCCTGATCGGATAACAGCAGCCATAGAAAAGAGCAAGGTGGTAGGGCAGGAAGATGGGGTGTATGAAGTTGCGGTTAAGTGGGGGCTAAACGAGGCTCAGCTTCTTAATCAGTTTATCAAAGGCGTTCCATCTCCCATATCAAAGAAATACGATTGGCCGGGGCAGTTCACGCCATTCAACCATCAAAAGACTACAGCAGAGTTCCTAACACTAAACCGTAGAGCGTTCTGCTTCAACGAACAAGGCACAGGTAAGACGGCATCCGTTATCTGGTCTGCTGATTACTTAATGAAGCTAGGGCTTGTGCGTCGCGTGTTGGTTGTCTGCCCTCTGTCTATTATGAAGTCAGCATGGCAGGAAGATCTCTTCAAGTTTGCTGTGCACCGCACATGCAACGTAGCCTACGGATCGGCAGCGCAACGGGTCAAAATAGTAGGTAGCTGTGCTGAGTTTGTCATAACAAACTTTGAAGGCGTTGAGATTATTGAAGATGCAGTCACTGCCGACGGTACGTTTGATTTGATTGTGGTCGATGAGGCCAACGCTTATAAGAACGTATCGACTAGACGTTGGAAAGTTATGAAGCGTGTATCGGATCGTGCCAAGTGGTTATGGATGTTGACAGGCACACCAGCCGCGCAATCGCCTGTTGATGCTTACGGATTAGCAAAGCTAGTCAACCCAGACAATACGCCTAAGTTCCTCGGTTCGTTCCGCGATAAGGTGATGCAAAAGGTCAGTCAGTTCAGATGGATTCCCAGACCCAACGCAGAGAATGTAGTGCACCAAGTGCTGCAACCTGCAATCAGGTTTGAGAAAAAAGATTGTATCGATCTGCCTGATCTTATGTACGTAGAACGAGATGCACCTCTGACGCCACAGCAACGCAAGTATTACAAGATCCTCAAAGATCAGATGATGATCTCAGCCGGTGGCGAAGAAGTTCATTCTGTGAATGCAGCCACAAGCTTGAACAAGCTGCTACAGATTTCTGGTGGCGCAGTCTATACGGATAGTAGGGAAGTTATAGAGTTTGATGTATCCAATCGATTACAAGTCATTGAAGAAGTTATCGAAGAGGCTAGCCATAAAGTTTTAGTATTTGTACCGTTCACGCACACCATCGAGCTGCTCAACAATCATCTAACCAAGGCAGGCATAACGTCTGACGTTATCAACGGATCAGTAACAGTTAATCGTAGGGCTGCAATCATCAAGAACTTTCAAGAACAGCCCGACCCTAAAGTGCTTATCATTCAACCGCAAGCGGCATCGCATGGTCTGACGCTGACTGCTGCTAACGTGGTGATATGGTATGCGCCTGTGACTTCTGTAGAAACTTATCTGCAAGCAAACGCTCGCATCAATAGGCCCGGACAGAAGAACACAATGACGGTGGTGCACATATCAGGCAGTCCAGTGGAGCGCAAGCTTTACGACATGCTTAAAAATAATATCGATGTGCATTCCCGTATCGTTGACTTGTACGGTCAAGAGCTTAAAGAAACTTGACAAAGTCAACTTTATGATTTACAGTTAATCCACAAAACAACTTAAAGGAGCGTAGCATGGATGAGGGCATCCAAGACCTTGTGTCCCCTGAAGAAAAGCAATCTGTCCCTGTGGACAAATTAGCAGGCATCTATATCAAGATTCGAGATGCGCGAGCGAAGCTGAAGTCTGACTACGAAGCGAAAGATACTGAGCTTCAAGAGCAGATGGATGTGATCGAAGAGCAACTTCTTGAAGCTTGCAAATCAATAGGTGCTGACAGTATCCGCACAGCAGCAGGTACTGTGATTCGTAGCGTGAAGAACCGTTACTGGACTAACGATTGGGATTCTATGTACAGCTTTGTACGTGAACACGATGCGTTTGGTTTATTAGAGCGGCGTATTCATCAAACCAACATGAAGCAATTCATCGAGGAAAACCCCAACTTGTTACCGATGGGTCTGAACACCGATAGTCGGTACAGCATTGTTGTCCGTCGTAGTAAGTAACCAAGAGGAACCTATGTCTAACGTAACTGTATTTCAACAAGACCTTCCCGACTTCCTTAAGAACACCGAAGTCGATGAACTAACCAAGGCGCTAGCAGGTGGTACACAGAACCGTCGTATCTCTATCAGGGGTGGTCGTTTCCGTCTTGTGATTAACGGCGAAGAAGTATCGAAGACTGACAAGCCTGAGCTTGACGTAGTTGTTGCAGCGGGTCGTAAAGAGAACTCACGTATCTTCTATGCTAAAGCTTATAACCCCAAGGAGATTACTCCTCCCGATTGTTGGTCTGATGATGGTGTAACGCCACACTCCAAGGCTGAGAATCGTCAAGCTGATACGTGCGCTAACTGCTCTCAGAATATTGCAGGGTCTGGAGCTAACGGCACTCGTGCTTGCCGCTATCAAAAGCGTCTTGCAGTTGTGCTTGCCAACGATCCGACTAATGGATTGTTTCAGTTGACGCTGCCTTCGCAATCGATCTTCGCCAAGGGTGATATGGATTCGATGGGCTTCGATCAGTACGCTAAGTACATCGCAGGTAACGGCAAGAACATCAACATGGTCGTGACCCGCATGTCCTTCGACGGTGATAGTGACGTGCCTGTGCTTAAGTTCCGTGCAGTTGGTTATGTGAACCGTGAGCAGTACGATGCAGCTATTGAGGGCGGCAATTCACCTGAAGCACAGCGCATGCTTTCTTCTACC